ACATTGGGCTTACCGTGTGCGCATCCTGACAGTGCAAGGCCAAAAACGAGTAGCGCCCACACGAGCGCAAACCACAGAAGTTGCTGGCGGTGTGTCATGCGTAGTAGCTCCTTGTGATCTTCCATTCGCCATTTGCGCGGGTCTCAATGAGGACCTCATCATCTGCGCCGAGCCATACGCGGTACGCGGGCTCGCAAACTTTGAGTTCAGCGTCGAGCGCTTTGTGCAGCATAGGCAGCTCGCGCAGCTCGTCTGCGGTCCATTCGATGCCGTTCATTGCGCCAGGCCGCAGCTCCAAGACCATCGCGTTCCATGCCTGTGCTGCTTCGCCTGATGTGGTACGGTGGGGGCCTTCAACGCAGCCGCCCCCGACAGGGCGTTGCCTAATGCAATACAGACCATCCTTCGTGTAGTGCGGGCAGGGCGGACTCCATTCCTGGAACATCTTGAGTAGCTTCATGATCAATTCTCCTCAGCCAAAGATGATGCTCTCATTTATACGGCGCGGATCCAAATTTGTAAAGAAGAAATTTGGGAGGGTCAATATTTACGCCGCATCTTTCTGGCGGAGCTTGGCTGGACCGCGGCGGCTGCGTGATCCGCGGCGGCCATTTGCCTATTAAGGTGGTCAGGGTTCACGCACTCGGGTGTTTCGCACGTAGCGGCGGCTTTGTAGCGCACATATGGGGGGAGGCGGCACCCTCGCACGTGCTCAATCACTGCGTGGCGCGTCGTCTTCTGAACGCCATTGATGTAGACCTGCTTGCGGTGAGGAATCCAACACTGGTCTTCTTCACCGAATTGGAAGACCGCGGCCTTTAGAATTTCTTCGGGTGACGGCAGGGGCCGGCTCTCTTGGAACTCAACTTTGTGGATCGGATTGAGGCAGTCAGAATTCAAAGAACACTCGCCGCGGAAAAGCATCAGCTCCCCAGGAACCGCTGCGGCGGTCTCGGCAATCCAGCACCGCGTCTTTGGATCGGCACGCAGCACCTTATCGGAAATCAATTTTTCGAAGTTGTAAATGTTCATCTTGATATTCTCTCGTGGGCGTCCCATTGAAATCTCCTTTTGTGAAACCGATCATTTTTGACCGGCGCGGTTTACCAACTACAACCAGTTTCCACAGTAGCGCAACAACATCGGTAAGTCAAGAAGCGATGTTTGGCCTGTTTCACAAACTTTCACAAGGCTTCACAAAGAGATGTTTGTAAACTCGGAGGGGGCGCTTTTGCGTTTCATGCGGGTTAAATAGGTGGTACGTCCCGAATCTGCAAATTTGTAAGGCTGGTGCCGCAGGCTTTTCACTTTCGCAGAACCCCATAGCGGCTTTTGTTAATATATATATATATATCTTTATTCTTTATAGATAGTAAAATCGCTACTATAGCTTTAGCTGCGCGCAGAATGAAAGACTTTCACGCTTCTTGGGCCTTCGATCGAAGGTCGCTCGCGCTCACCGCCCTCCATGTGTTGCGAAGATTGCGCTGCGATGGTATCTTTGGTGCATAGTTGGCGATCGGGAGTTGAAATGAAGGCGCAATCAAAAACATCGGCGCGCTTGATGCTGGCCGCGGAGCGAAAGGCGAAGGCCCTCGATCTTCGCATACAAAACAAAACGCATCGTGAAATCGCCGAAGAGCTCGGCGTTACCCCGCAGGCTGTGAGCAAGATGCTCAAGTCGGCGCTTGCAGATTTGTGCGCGGTGAGCGCGGAGCGCGCCGAGCACGTGCGGCAGATGGAGCTCGAGCGATTGGATAAGATGGCTGCGGGGCTGCGTGCGCAGGCGGAGCTCGGGAATCCAAAAGCGGTGTACGCATCAATCGCAGTCATGAATCGCAGGTCACAGCTTCTCGGCCTCGACGCGCCGTCGAAAGAGCAGCACGAAGTTTTTGGCAAGGACGGAGCACCGATCGGGAAGTTTGTGATTGAGCTCGTGGACAGCAAAGGAGAGGACGATGGATCTGGATCTTCGTGATGCGCAATTTTGGTTTGACCTCGGGATGCGTATTGGACCGCGCGCTAAGCGCGTGCGCCGGAAGTACGATGAAGCACGGTGCAGCGGCTACAAGACTCGGGACCTTGCTTTGTACCTGCGCAGGTTGATTGCGATTGAAGAGCGCGACTTGCGCTTGGGGGACGCTCATGAAGGCTGACCGCCGCGCAGAAGCGCTGTGCGATTACCATCGAAAAGGTGTCTCGGCGAGCCGCGGTAAAAAGCTGCGCTGCGTTCAAGCGCTACCGACTGACGGCATTGCTTTTGGACGGCGGGATCCGTACTTGAATCGTGCAGAGCCCATCCGTGAATGGACGCACGAGGAAATCGAGCAGCGCAAAGACGAGCTTGGGGTGCCGCGCTGAGCCAGTCGCCGCGCATCGCAGCCGCTCAGCTTCCGAAGAAGCTCGGATTTCTTTTGGAGCCCGCGCGCTACAAAGTCGCGTATGGCGGGCGCGGTGGTGCGAAGTCTACGAGCTTTGCGATTGCGCTTTTGGTGATGGGGGCGCAGCGCACAATGCGCATTCTCTGCACGCGCGAGTTTCAGAATTCGATTGAAGAGTCGGTGCACGCGCTGCTCAAGCAGCAGATCGAAGGGCTCGGTTTGCAGGCCTACTACCGCGTGCAGAAAACAAAGATCTTTGGGGTGACGGGCACTGAGTTTATTTTCTCGGGGCTTCACAACAATGTCACGAAGATCAAGAGCTACGCCGATATCGACATCTGTTGGGTTGAAGAGGCCGAGGCAATTTCGGCGGACAGCTGGCAAATCTTAAAGCCTACGATCCGCAAAGAGGGCTCGGAGATTTGGGTTAGCTTCAACCCGCGCCTCAAGACTGACCCGACGTACCAAGACTTCGTGCTGAACCCGCCACCCGACGCGAAGGTTGTGCAGATCGGTTGGCAGGACAACCCGTGGTTGCCCGAGGAGCTGCGCAAGGAAAAAGACCATCTCTACGCTGTAGACCGCGAGGCGGCGGAGCACGTGTGGGGTGGGCGCACGAAGGAATTCAACAAAGCGGAAATCCTGCTCGGTAAATGGCAGGCCAAAGCATTTCGGATTCGGAGCTTTTGGGACGGGCCGTACCAGGGCGCAGACTGGGGCTTCGCGCGCGACCCCAGTGCACTGGTGCGCTGCTACATTGCTGAAGAGACGATCGACGGTATTACGTACCAGGATTTGTATGTCTCACACGAGGCCTATGGGGTGGGGGTCGAGATCACGGACCTCCCTGCATTTTTCGCAGAGCGTGTGCCCGGGGCTGAAAGCTACGTCACTCGAGCGGACTCGGCGCGCCCGGAGACCATCAGCCACATGCAGCGCCACGGATGGTCGCGCATGGAGCCGAGCAAGAAGGGCAAGGGCTCCGTCGAGGATGGCATCATGCATCTGCGCGGCTATCGGCGTATCTACATCCACCCGCGGTGCAAAGAGACGATTCAGGAAGCAAAGCTGTGGTCTTGGAAGACAGATCGCAAATCTGGTGATATACTGCCGGTGCCAGTAGACAAGCACAATCATGTTTGGGATTCGGTGCGCTACGCATTGGAGCCCGTCATGCGGCACGAGGGCGATCGCGGGCTGCTTGTAATTTGAGAGGGGAGGATCATGGCAAAGCTTGAAACGAAAATCCAAGTCGACCTTCTCAACATCGGGGTCTTTTCGGATACAGCTAAGCTGCTTCTTGAGGTCTACGTAGATCTCGTAGATCTCAGAGATAGCATGCCGGTGTGCAGTAATCGCCGTTTGGTTGTAGAAGAGGTTCTCGGTCGTATGGAGCGCGGCATGTGCAGGATCGTGCAGTCGACACAGGATTTGCACAAGGCGCCGCGGCTGCTGAATGAGCTGGCGCGGAGGCCGGGAGCCATCAACAAGGAGTAACGCATGAATTCGAAGTACAATGATCCAAAACTAGATGAGCTGGCCACGCCGCGGCAGTTGCAGTACCTCCAGGCTACGCGCAAGCACGGCTCCATGCGTGCCGCTGCGAGGCATCTTGGCTTGAGTAAAAACTCTGTGAGCAACGCGCTCACCCGCTTAGAGCAACGCGCTGCGCTCCAAGGCTACGCGCCAGATACAGGCAACGTGCGCCCGGTCCCTCCCGGGTTTGCGTTGTCGAAAGTGACGACGCTCGCACGCCCCAACGGCGAGGTGGTTGCGGAGTGGACGCAGAAGAAGCCCATCAAGATGGAATGGCTATCTGTGATCAAAGAAGCGATGGAGGAAATCGTAGAGCTCGGCGCAGGACGCCTCAAGCCGATGAAAGCGCCAAAGACCATCGACGCCGATCTCCTTGCGGTGTACCAGTGGGGGGATCTGCATTTTGGCCTGATGGCGTGGGCCAGGGAGACGGGCGCAGACTTCGACATCCAGATTGCTGAGCGCACCATGCGCGAGACGTTTGATCGTGTCATCGCGTCTACCCCTCCCGCAAAGCGCGCGCTGCTCATTGTGCAGGGCGACTACTACCACACGGATGGATCTGCCAACGCAACAACACGCGGCACTCCGCAGGATGTAGATTCGCGCTGGCCGAAGATCGCGAAGCGCGGGTTTGATCTCATGTGCGCCGTGATTGATCGGCTGCTGCAAAAGCACAAGCAGGTGGATGTTTGGGTGCTTCCGGGCAACCACGACGCAGACGCCGCTGTGATGCTCTCCATCGCGGTGGAAGCGCTGTACCGAAAAGATAAGCGTGCTGTTGTAGAGCTCGACCCGCAGCCGTTCCGAAAACTGGTGTTCGGGAAAAATCTCATTGCGGCGACGCACGGTCATCACTGCAAGCCGGAGAATCTGCCCGGGATCATGGCCACGGATTGGCCGAAGGAGTGGGGTGAGACGCTGTTCCGCTTGTGGTTCGTCGGGCACCTCCATCAGGAGGGCTTGAAAGAAGAGAGTGGTTGTAGCATCATCACGTGTCGATCGTCGGGAGGGAAGTCGGCATGGGAGCACGCGTCTGGCTACCGCTCCGGGCGCGACATCAAGTGCCATGTGATCCACAAAGAGCGTGGTCCTGTTTTGACTATCAAGCAAAGGGTGGTGGGGTGATGAACCCAGGTCTTGTCTTTGGTGTTATTGATCCGTGGTGGTTTGCGTTTGGCGCGGGCGCCTTCGCAATGGGCTCCACGGTGCTGGTCATCACGGCGCTGCGAGCGGCGTTTGCAGCGCGGGATCATTACACCGAGGTGTCGCGCTTTTGCGGCCACCAGCCCATTAAATCGGTCGGAGATCCTGGGCCTCCTCCTATCGGTGGTAGCAACGCTATGCTTCCGAAGCAAAAGCCGCGCGTGTTGATACATAGATACGAGGTCAAGCTATGAGCTTCTGGGATATCTTCAAGCGTCGCCCGCAGGTGATTCAAGGCCCACCTCCGCCCGCGGAAAAATCTTTTGACAACGGCGTAGGGTTGTCCGTGATCTCCGGCATGCAGTACGGCGCCACGCGAAGAGGTGTTGGGGAGACGCTTGCGGCATTTCAAACGTCGCCCTGGTTTCGCGGTGTTGTTGCACGCGTCGCATGGGCTGCTGCGGTGGAGCCCTGGAAGGTCATGGCTGTGCGCGCAATGCGCGGGAAGAAGGATTTCGTAAGCCACTGGCAATTCAAGCAGGCGGCCTCATTTGAGACACGAAATAAAATCGAAAAAGAGCTGAAGCAGGCTGGGCGTCTGGTGGAGATTGAGGACCATCCATTCGTCAAGCTGCTCGCAGATCCATGCCCCGCGCTTACCGGCGTAGATATGCGGTTTGTGCTTTTCGGGTCGTTGGCCGTCGCAGGGGAGATCGGCATGTCGCTGGTCCGCGCCCCTGGGAAACCACCCGAGGAAATGTGGCCTGTGCCGGCGCATTGGATCGTGCGGCGCCCGGGGGATCCTGGGTCAAGCGGTAACTGGCAAGTTCGTATTGGGAATTCGATCCGCGCCTTCTCCGAGGATGAGTTTATTTTGTTTCGCAATCCGACGCTAGAGAATCCGTATGGCAGGGGTTCGGGGTTCGGCATCGCGTTGAACGACGAGCTGGAGCTTGATGAGTACATCAGCAAATATGAGAAGACATTCTTTCAGCACCGTGGGCGCCCCGATCTGGTATTCACTGTCACCGCCGGGGATGCTGGTGAGCTGCGAAGGCAGAAGGAGCGGTTCCAAGAAGAGTACGGAGACGCGCGCAAGAGTGGCCGCTCTATGTGGGTGCGTGGTGATGACATCAAGGTGCAAGAGCTGTCGCAGAAGATGATCGATATGGATGCTACGCAGAAGCGCACTTGGATCAAAGATCTTGTGCGCGAAGTGTTAGGCGTACCTCCGGAGATCATGGGCGACGTAAAAGATTCGAACCGCTCGACAATCAATGATGCGCGTTACATTCTTGCTGAGTTGTCTACCATCCCGATGCTGGAAAGGCTCTGCGCACAATTTCAAAAGCACGTAATCCCGATGTATGATGATCGGCTTGTGTGCGCGTACGCAGATCCGCGGCCGGACGACCGCGAGTACAAGCTCAAGGTAGCGACGGCTGCGCCGTGGTCCATCACGCGCGGCGAGTGGCGCGTGATGAGCGGGCACGAAGATCGCGGTAAGGCGGACAACGTCCATGAGGTGCCACAGAATTTGATCGAGGTGCCGGGGCCTTTGTTCGTGCAACGATCAATTTCATCTACGCACCGTGATCTTGTGCTATCTGCGCTCCGACAAAAAATGGTCACTGATACCGACGTCAATGCGATTGCCGATGCGCTGGATGGGTCCCCTCTCGAGACTGAGATGTCCCCCGAGCTCGAGCAGACGGTTTCGACCTGGGGCGCGCGAACAATGGCCGCGGTTGAATCGGGCGCAGCATTTGACATGGTGGACCCTGCGGTGGTGGCGCACCTCGAGGATTTTAGTGCTGCACGCGTTGGAATGATCAACAAGACAACGCGCAAGGCGCTGCGTGCAACGCTCGGCGCAGGCGTAGCCAACGGGATGGGCGCAGATGAGCTGCGCCGCGCAGTGCAAGATCAGTTTTCACAATTTAGCAAGACCCGCGCGATGAACATTGCGCGTACCGAAGTGAACCGGTCTGCAAACTTTGGTGTCTTCGAAGGTCACCGGCAGAGCGGCGTTGTGCAGCAAAGGGGCTGGCTTGCTACTTTGGATGATAGAACTCGTGATTTGCACGCGGGGCTTAACGGGCAGATTCGCGCGATTGACAAGCCCTTCGAGATCGAGGGCTACAAAACAATGTACCCTGGTGGGTCTGGCGACGCAGAGTTTGATGTTGCTTGCCGCTGCACAACGTACGCTGTTGTTTCCACCCCCCGCGCGGCGCCAGCTATGATCTTGAAAAGCTTCATCGATGAGACTGACAAAGACGAGCGCCGGGTTGTAGCCGCAGTGCGCCGGGCTTTTGCGCAGCAGCTTGATCAAGTGCTCGGTATGCTGGAGAAGTTGTCATGAGCGAAGCAAAGTCTGTCGATATCCGGCCGAGGTGCGAGAACCCCAAGTGCGGCGCGCATGAGCGCGGGAAGAAGCGCGGGGCAGGTCGGGTGCTTGCTGAAAAGCTCACCCGCCCGTGGACCGTCGTGTGCCCGAGGTGTGGGTGGAGGAACGCGCGATGATGCCACGCCACGTCAAACTGCCCGGTGCGTTTTTTTGCTTGCAATCGTAGCACAAAGATGTCATAAATAGAGCAGCGATCCTCCCCAAGCGGTGGCCGCCCCGGATGTGCCCAAACCGGGAATGCGCGGTGATTATTTCACTGCGCATTTTTTTTGCTTGCAATCGTAGTGCAAAGATGTCATAAATAGAAGAGCGATTCTCTCCAAGCTGGTGGCCGCCCCGGATGTGCCCAAACCGGGAGCTCGGAGCTACCGGTGTGTCTTACAAACAGGTACTAAAAGCACTCAATGCCGCTCGTCATGGCGAGGTCATTGATCTTTCGTCCATCGCGATCTACCGCGCTGCGGGGGGGATGATCGGCAAAGCCCCGAGCGACGGGGGGCGCACGCGATCTTTTATGTGGAGCGATGGGTCTGTTGACCGCGACAATGACACGATCAGGCCGAAGGGTTGGGTCCTCAATCGCTTCCGGAAAAACGGTGCAATCCTCTGGGCGCACGACAGTCGGCAGCTGCCCGTTGGCACCCCGAGTGGCTTCAAGGTCGTTGGTAAGGGCGAGGCCGCGCAGCTCGTAGGCGATGTGATTTTTTCTGAGGCCAACCCCATGGGCTCGATGCTTTTGGCCATGGTAGACGAGGGCGCGCTCAAAAGCGTAAGCGTAGGGTTCCGCGCGCTAAAGTGGAACTACAACGAGGAACGCGGGGGTATCGACTTCATCGATCAAGAGTTGCTGGAAGGCTCGCTCGTCCCCGTAGGCAGCAACCCCAACGCGATGGTTTCTATCGCCCGCGCGTTTGCGCCCGAGCTCGGCAAAGCTTTTGCTGATCATGTCGAAGAGCTTTTGGATCTCGATGAGACGCCCTTTGGTGAAGACCTCCACGAGATTCACAAAGCGTTTGGCGAGTGGCGCGCGTCACCTTCGGGGGTGCTTGTGAAGGGTGGAGAGCCAGAGCCAGAGCCAGAGCCTGAGCCAGAGCCAGAGCCAGAGCCTGAGCCAGAGCCAGAGCCAGAGCCAGAGCCAGAGCCAGAGCCAGAGCCAGAGCTTCAAGAAGAAGAGCAGCCAGCTGAAGAGCAGCCAGCTGAAGAGCGGCCAGCTGAAGAGCAGCCAGCTGAAGAGCAGCCAGCTGAAGAGCAGCCAGCTGAAGAGCAGCCAGCTGAAGAGCAGCCAGCTGAAGAGCAGCCAGCTGAAGAGCAGCCAGCTGAAGAGCAGCCCAAAGGCTACAACGCAGATGAAGTACGCGGCATGGTGAAGACCGCGCTTCAAGAATACAAATCGGAAAAGAAGACACCCCTCACTGTCGGGGGGATCAAAGCAGCCGTCCGCGAAGGGGTCCGTGAATACCTTGCGGACCTTTACACAGCGACGGGAAGACTTCCCTAAAGGAGACAGCGATGGGACTGGCAAGTAACAGTAACCTCAGCGCGAAGGAAATTCTTGCGCCTGAGGACATCAAGCAAATCATCAAGGATACCCTGCGCGATGAGATTCGCGCAGATGAGATCATGGACACCCGCGCGCGGGAGCAGGCCAAGAGCGACGATGACCGCGCGCTGGAAGTAGCGCGCGCGAAGTCGGCGGAGATGGGGCAGAAGGCCGCAGCCGCGTCGGTGTACACCGGAAGTCGGGACCGCCTGGCGGTCAAGGATCCGGATGAGATGGACGCCGCTGAGAAGGCCCTGGTGTTCGCGCGCGGATTGCAGTGTCAGTACCGCGCGTGGAAATCGAACCGGTCTATCATTGATGTGGCAAAGGCCCACGGTCAGGAAAGCCTTGTGCACATGATCAAGTCGGTGCAGGCCACCGATTTTGACAGCGGCGGGTTCCTCCTCCCCTCCACGATGTCGATGGCGGTGATTGCCGAGCTCGTAGCAAAGTCGGTTTATCTTCGCGCAGGCCCAAGGACTCTTGATCTTCCCGAGGGCGGCCTGAGCATCCCGTATATCAGTGATGGTGCTGATGCGCAGTGGGCTGCGGAGGGCACTGAGGTGTCTGCCGAAGAAGTCACCGGTGGGCGCATCAATCTCCAGGCGCGTAAGCTGATTACTGTCGTTGGGGTCTCCAACGACATGCTGCGCGGGCCCGTTGGAAGTAACGGGCAGTACATTCTCGACACGATTGTTGATGGCATCCAAACCAAGCTGGATGGCACTCTGATCAACAGTGACGGGTCGGAGTCGGAGCCCAAGGGTCTCGACGGGCTGCTATCTTCCAGCAACTACTTCAGCGTCACTGCCGAGTCGGGCTTGACCCAGGCAATTCTGGTTCAAGAGCTGCTCTACATGCAGACTCTTTGCGAGCAGAACAACATCGACATGGCCACAGCCAACCCGTTCTATTTCATGAGCCCGCGGACCAAGAACTTTCTCCGCGCGCAGATTGCGACGGACGGTCGGCTCTTCCCCGAGATGGACCGGGGCATGCTGCAAGGTGCGGGCTACGACGCGACTTCGAATGTGCTCAACACCATTTCCAGCACCTACAGTGAGATCTTCTTCGTTTGCCTGGCGCACATGCTGCTTGGCAAGCAAGAGGGGATGATCGTCGACATGTTCGACGGCGGCACCTACAACAACAGCTCCGGCACCAAGCGCAGTGGCATCAGCGCCGACGAAACTGCCGTTCGCGTGATCAGCAAGTGGGATCACGCGGCTGGACAACGAGGCAACGAGATCGCCCGCGCAGACGACGTTGATTGGCAATAACAGGAGGCTACCATGACTTTTCCTTTGAATAGCTTTTCGCAGTACGTCGTTGTTAAAGACGCGTGCTCTAGTGAAAACTCCGGCGCCCCCTCCGTGATCACTGCGGCTGCGGGCCTCGATAACGTCAAGGTCACCGGGCAAACCATCGACCGCAAGCAGAGTAACGGTGCTCTTGCCCATAGCATGAGTGTCTGCACTGCGTGGGTCGCCGCTTTGACCGACACCAAGACAATGAGCCTTGCCCATGAGATCCAGGAGTCGGACGACGGCTCTACGTGGGACACTGCCGAAGCAATCGAGGCCGCGACCGTTAAGGTTACTTCGGACGGCGGCGGGAACGAGCGCGGCGAGGAAGAGTATGCCGTTGATCTGATGAGCCGCAAGCGCTACTTTCGGATCAACGTTACGTTGGATCTCAACGCGGCGAACACCGATACCGCCTCGTTCCACACCGTCGCAGTGATGGGCGGTTTTGATATCCTTCCGCAGTAAGTGAGGTTGGTGATGGCAAAGAAAGAAGGGGATCGACTCGCTGAACTGGAGGCGGTGCTTGGGGAGCTCAAAAATGAGCTCGCCGAAACAAAAACCGCACTACAGGATGAGCGGGATTCGCGAGAGCTCGAGCAGCTTGACCATGAAGAGCGCATGAAGGATCTTCAGGCGCAGCTGACGAAAAGAGCTGCCGCGGAGAAAGAAGCTCACGGGATGGGGAAATCCTTCCGGTCTTCTCAGGCGCAGCAGGCTTTTGATGAGCGTATGGCGCTTCGCCGCGAGGCGAGCAGGCAGATCCAAGCGCGCGAAGCAGCGCGCCTCGGTCCGCTTGTTACTGTGAAGTTTCGGAAAAATTGGCGGCAGTACTACGCTGGGCGCCGCAGCTACGGACTTCCGAAGTCTTTGGCCGAGCGGCTGATCAAGGCGGGGATTTGCTACCCGCTGGCGAAAGCTGCCGAAGTAGAAGCCAAGAAGGGCCCCAACACTCCTCCGTGGCAGAAGAAAGCTGCAGAGGAAAAAGCAGCCAAGGAGAAGGCTGCTGCCGAGCAGAAGAAGGATTCTGCAGAGTAGTCTGTAGAAGGGTGGTGCCGCGTGACTCTATCAGCCCGAGCGTTGTGCAAACTGGGTGGCGATACTGATGGCAATGACGGTCTTAAAGACGAGATCGGCCTTGCGTCGGACGCTACCTACGACGCACGACTCGAGCGGCTGATCGAGTCCGCTACCCGCCAAATTACCCGCTACTGCGGGCAAGAATTTCATTACGAGTCGGCCCGCGTGGATGATCTGCGCGGGTACGGCTCCCCCGTCCTCCACGTTTCCAAAACACCGCTGTTGTCGATTGGGTCGATTGTCTACGACCCGAACGGCTCCAACGAAACAATCAGCTCTGACAACTACGAGCTGGACAGCGAAGCCGAAGGGCGCATTTACCGTGATGGCGGTTGGCAGTGGACCGCGGCCCGCGCGTCGTGGATGACTGTCACTGCGATTCCAAGCACCGAAGAATCGCTCTACCGAGTGACCTACGAGTGCGGGTACAAGACGCGGCACCAAATAGACAACCTCAGCATCACGGGAAGCATGTCGCTCCCCGAAGATCTCGAGGATGCCTGTCTGATGCTCGCGGCGATGCGCTATCGGTGGGCCCCGCGCAACTCAGTGATCAAATCGGAAAAGCTCACTACATGGAGTGCCACGTACAACGGCGCAGCTGACTCGGTGGGAATGCCGCCCGAGGTGGCTGCGATCCTCGATGGATATCGAAGGCCGGTGTGGGCATGAGTCGGGCTTCGCATTTACTCACTGAGACGATCACCTACGCGGATGTGTCGTCTACGGATGGGTACGGGGATCCTACGTACGGGACGCGAAGCACCGCGCCCGCGCGCATCGATTATGGGATCTTTCGTACAACCAGCCCCCGCGGCGAAGAGGTTATGTGCTCCACCCGCGTTACGACTGAGACTGCAGTGCCGCACCGTGCGCGAGTGTGGCTCCCGGACGATAACGCCGCAGTGGCCAACGAGGCGCGACGCATCACGCGGCGGAAGAAGTCGATCACCCCGGACGCGTCTTTGACGATCTACGAGCTCTATCTTACCGAGCGCGGAGGGGTGTCGTGATGGAGTGGAAGGGGCTCGAGAAATTTCGACGGAATACGCGCAAGGCTAAGCGCGACTACGAGCGAGCTTCGGGCCTGGCTTTGTACCTGGAAGCCGAAGCCCTCATGTCTGAGAGCAAGAAGCAGTGTCCTGTTGACTTTGGGTTTTTGCGAGGGTCCGGGTACGTCACGCAGCCGTCGTACGGTAAAGAGCCAGTTGTGGAAGTGGGCTACGGAAAAGAATATGGACCCCACGTACATGAGCGGCGTGGGTTGAGTCACCCAGTGGGGAAGGATCACTTCCTCAGTGATCCGCTTGGCGCTGCGCGACCAGGTCTTCTGCGTCGTGTTGGTAAGCGAATTGATGGTCTTGTAGAATCTGGATCCGCGCGCTGGCGCAAAGGTTCGCACCCAACGAGGCCCAAATAGCGATGCCAGAGCCAGCTAAAGATCTCGCCACCTACGTGGCAACGAACCTCGGCACTGCCACGCTGGGCACCAATGCGTTCTACGGGCCCGTGAAGTCACCTGATGACGGAGCCCCCGCGAAGGCTGTGTATTTCATCGACGGCGGAGGCCCTCCGAGTGAGCCGAGCTGCGGGACGTCGAAAACGATTTACCGCGCGACGGTGCAAATTTGGGTGCGCGGTGATGCGGATGATTACGGCGCGGGTTTGGCCTGGGCCAATTCTATTTTCTCGGAAGTAGAACATGCCCCGGTGTCGGGGTATATCAACGTGCGCAATCTTCGCGCGCGACCGAGCTACATGGGCAAGGATGCACGTGCGTACCATGAATGGAGTTGGGACGCCGAAATGATTTTCGAGGAGACAATTTCATGAGAGTGTACGTACCGAAAAAAATCGAATGGGCTGACGCGCGGGGTGTTGGCTACCGTCGCAGCCCCGGCTTTTACAATCTCGCAGATGGCGAGGCTTTAGCGTGGCTCGCAGATGGGCGCGCATGGCGCGTGTCTCCAGGGGATGTGCCGATCGAGCCTCTTCCTTCACCACCTGAGCCAGAGTTCGACGTGACGAAGGAGGAAGACGATGGCTAGATCAGATCTGACAGTAACCGTTGTTCCCGCGTGGGGCGACGGTCTTGCTGATGCGGGATTTGAGGCTGCGGATCAGGCGAACGGCAATGCGTTTGCGATCGGAAAACCTACGGTTGTGCTTGTGAATAATGGGAGCGGCGGGCCAATCAACGTGACCATCAATCTGCCAGCCTCGCGCTACACCGCACAGGACGCAGCGACGAAAGTCACAGCGGTGGCGGATGGAGACATCGGAGTTTTTTTGCTGCTCCCGGGGCTGCATAAGCAGTCAGATGACAAGGCCTGGATCGATTACTCAGATGACACAAGCGTGACCGTCGCCGCGTGCGAGCTCACAAAAACCCCCCTATAAGGAGGATTGAGAGATGGCAAAATTTCATGGACGTGGCGCAGGGCTCACTTTCAGCGGCGACGCTGTTGGTGGCATTGATGAGATCAGCGCATCGATTGAGCGCGCAGCGCTTGATGCGACGGATCACGATGACGCTTCCCGCACGTACATCTCCGGTCGTATTGGCGGCACAATTGATTTGTCGTTGAAGTACGACTCTGGAGACGCCGGGCAGGTCGCGCTGAAAGACAACATTTACAGCGACACCGGTGCAGAGGCTTTTGTGTACGTCATGGGCGACGGGCGCAAAATTTCGGGCAGCGGATTCGTCACTTCCTGGAACCCGAGTGGCCCCAATGACGACGTCGGCATGGTGAGCTGTACCATTCAAATCTCTGGCACGATTACGGAGGCCTCAGTCTAATGCTCGAAGGAAGGGATCGCATTTCCGTCACGCTGAAAGATGGTACCCGGAAGTTCATTCAGTTTACGGGGCCAGCCATCATTGAAGCGGAGAAGTTGCTTGGGCGTTCTATCATGTCGCTCTTCACGGGTGTGAGTGAGGACACGATTCTGGAGCGCTTCAGCTTTACCGAGCTCTCCAATCTGGTCTACGCCGGCATGAAGGGTGCGGGTGGAACTACATCGCGCAGCGTTGTGCAGCAGAAAATGCACACCGACGTCGAGCATTTCTTGGAGTACATCAATCAGGTCTACGAAGCGCTGAGCCTCGCGATCTTTGGCGTTTCCTTCGAGGAAGCAAAGCGAAAGGCAGAAGCCGAGGCGGAAGAGCGCGAAGCGTCTGGGGAGGCGGAGGCTTCCCTCGAGGACCCTCCTCAAGAGATATAGATTGGGAGGGTGCGGTTATCGACACTCTTGCAGCAGGGATGAGCATGACGGAGCTCCGCACATCAACGCCCTACGAATGGGCGCTTGTACGACGTGGATACTTTCGTCGCCTGGCGCATCAGCAGGTCATTGCTGAATACGCCGGTGCAGTCTCTGCGCACCCCCACTATGTAAAAGGCACCCCCCAACCTAAGCGGCCAATCAAGGCGGAGCGGTAGCTGT